ATTGTTGTGCCTCGTAAGAAACGCGAGCGTCGTTGGCATATAAACCAACCATCTGCTCAAGGTTGTTGATGATCTCTTCGTAAGACGGAAGACCGTCTTGGCCTTCGTGGCGGTCTTTGGAAACGATAGATGCGAGAAGTGTGTCGAAGGATGCACCTTCATCAATCCAATCTCCAACGTCATACCCACCTTTGGCCGGGAGGTTGTCCCACTCAAACGAGTCGGGTTGTGCGTATAGGAACTGGCAGCCAGGGTTGTCCCCAGCCACTTCTTTCATGAGCGCTACACCAGGCTCGTCTCGATCTGGACACAGGATGATTCGATGGCCGCGAAATAACGTTGAATAATCTCCGTTTTGCCTGTACTGACCACTTCCTCCAAGGAACGTGACAGCAGGCAAGCCAATTGCCCATAATTTATCGGCACACAATTCTCCTTCGACAATGAAGAGGGGATGCTTTGTGGCCTTCGATGCTTCGATGGCATCGTTGTAGCGATAGGGAAGAACGGAAGCACGAACTTCCTCGACTAGCACTTTCCGTTGCGGACTTTCTTTAGGAACTGTTGGATAGTCCTGAAAAATCTGCTTCCTACCTGACGTGTCGTCTCGGACAACGTCTAGAACCTTGTCACCAGAACGGTTCTCGTAAGTGAATGTGTAACGCTCTGCAGGGCGCGGGGGACGCTCCCATCGCTCAAGAGGGGCGACGATATTGCGAATTTCAGCTCGGTGCTTGTCGCCTTCGTCGTTGAAACAGTTGTATGCGCCAGTTGTCATGTTTACGGACAGATTGCTCCCGCCGCATGCGGGACACACGTACTTCCCTTTCTCCTTGGTGGGCTCAAGTTTGTCTAGGTGATCCAGGATCGAGAACGCCATGAGGGAGGGCTGGGTCATGCAGTTCTAACAGGAATTTCAGTGGCGACAAGGGGTTTTATCAGTCTTTAATAGTCCAAGGTTGGACTTCAGCATTTCTTCGGAATTGGGCCTTGCACACCATGCGCAGGGTGGGTAAGTTGTGCCGGAGCTGCAAAAGCCAACCGCTCAATTCTCTGTATTCCATGACACATACGGCTCATGGTGAACATAAAAAACGCCGCCACGTCCTACTTACAGAGACAGCGTGGTCTCACTTGGGCGACATCGCTCATGAGGCTCGATTGTCAAATAGTGAGACGCTGGAGCGTTTGGTACGTTCCACCCCTGTCTGGGAAGGCACCGCAACTCTCGCGAATAATGCGTGGGAAGTTTGCATGGACCACACCCAGGAAGCAGTCAGTCCTTCCGATCTATTTCCAGATGAAAGCATCTGAACTCGCCCTACACTTGCGGACCTACCTTGCTTCGCACGAAGACTGCGAGGTGAAGCTGTTTTGCGAACAAGTGGTCTTTGACGACGTGTTCGACGTGAATGAATGTGAGGTGATCACTGACATTCGCGTTGTGAACGACTGGCTTCTACCTGGAGAAAGTCTCGTTGTGGGTGAGGCGGAAAACCCTGGAAAGTACCTCGTTCTCTTCTACAACTCCAAAGATGTCCCCCGTAACTGAACAAACCAACGCTCTCCTCGTTGACCGCATGAACGGCATGTTCGCTCCTCTTGAAATCACTGCTGAGCAGTTCACCAAGGCATACGACACGTCTGAGATTGGTCCTCATATTGAGAAGGACTACAAAGGACTGTCCTATTTGTCTTGGCCTTTCGCCTATCGCTATCTGAAGGAGCACTTTCCCACTCTCTTCGTCGCTTTTGAAGAGAAGACATTGGGAGAAGTGGTGTTTGGCTGTCCTGGTGCCTACTACCTGCGCCCCTATTTGACTGACGGCTCTCGCCGCACAGTCGCTCTTGTGTTCCCGATCATGGACCGGAAGCACAATGCAATCAAGGAGCTGGATGGTCGTGCCATCAGCGACAACTGCCAGCGTGCAGCAGTTAAAGCAATTGCCACCTTCACTGGCTTGGGCCTTCGCCTTTATGCCGGTGAAGACATTCCAAAGGAGGATGTTTCCAATGGCGCACAAAAGAAGCCGGTTCGCAGCAGTGCAGCGACTAAAGAAACTGCACCTCCAGCCCAAGACGCATCTGCAGAAGCTGCGTTTGATGGCAAGCAAGCGCTGGTGGACTTCTGTAATGCCAATCCCTTGGGCTTCATCGACAAGAAAGCCTGCCAAATGGCGGTAAAAGAAAGCCTTGAAAACATCGGCCTCAATACGGGTGCCAATGTCAAAAACAAGGGTGACTTCGGCAATACCATCACTACGCTCGTCGCGGCCTGGACTAAAAACCAAGGGATCAAGATCACTAAAGCCGACATGGCTAAGGAGATCGATGCCATTCGGGCTAAGTGCGACGAAAGCCCTGCTGCTGCCGTGCAAGCAGTAAAGGCTTTCCATGAAGCAAAAAAGTAGATCTAGCGGCGGCTCTCTTAGCGAGAGCCTTCGCTGGCACTGTTTGTTTCCACCCTGATCATGGTCCTCTCCTCGATCCTGCCTAATGGAATTTCTGATGACCCGCTTGGTTTATTCCTGGTTGTTAGCGCGGCTGGGCTTACCACCTGGCTTTTCATCTACACCGCCTGGAAAGTAATCCGTGGCGTGCCTCGACCTCCAACTTGAACGCCTCATGAAACTTCGCCGCTACGACCCAAACAGGCTTCAGATCAACAAGAAGCGTTATTACGTTTCCGATGATCTGCCTAACGTCGATCCCGGCGTGGTGCTGCCTTCTGTGACCACCGTGGCATCAGCTACGGCTCCCATTGGTAAGACCATGGCGCTGATCAATTGGAGAAAGCGTGTCGGTGACGCTGAGGCAAATCGACGCACCCGCAATGCCGTGGAACGTGGTAACTGGCTCCACGGCGTTCTTGAAGATCAATTCAATGGCGAGGACATCGAAATCCACTTCGATCAGTTCCCGCAATACATTCCGTATTACGCCTCGATTGAATCGTTCTTAGAGCGCATTGACGAGCCTCAGCTCGTCGAAAGCGCAATTGCCTGGTTCTGCCCGTCCAGGCAAATTGGATATGCCGGCACCTTCGACATGTTGGCCACCATGGAAGATGGCAGTTATGCCCTCCTCGATTGGAAAACCAGCTACAAGGAAAAGCCCGATTATCAGCTCGCTGACTATCGAATGCAGCTTGGCGCATATGCACAAGCCATCGAACAGATGTATGACATCGAAATCGATCAGGCGCACTGTGCAATTTCCATATATGACCCCGACAAAGGGGAAGGGCAAGAGGCTCAAATTGTGAGCCTCGACGGCACAGAGCTGATTGCTCAAGCCGGAATCATGGCGCAGAAGACTCAACAGTTCTTCAATGACCACTATCCAGGTGGTTCGCCATTCACCCTCGCCGTAGACAAGGGCTCCTAGCTCTGTCTGCGTCGCTAACTTCTGTTCTGATTCTTTCTTTCTCAATGGCCAATCAGCCTCTGTACAAAGCCGACATCCAGATCCCTGCGGACGTATTCCGTGAGGCAAAAGATGCTGGCCCCAACGACAAAGGGCTCTATACGATCACTGCTTCCTTCTGGAACAACGATCGTCGTCAAAACGATCGCCAGCCCAACTTCACTGGCCAAGTGCAAGTGAAAGGCCGTCGCGATGGTGCCAAGGGGTATTGCTCCATGTGGGACAACAGCGGTGGCGCTAGTGCTCCTGCAGCAGCAGCTTCTTCTTCGTCGGGTGACGATCTGTTCTGATCTATCCGGGGCGCCCTTTGGCGCCCCTTCTTCTCATGAAATGTACTGATTGCAAGTTTTACGCGGAGGTCGCTGGTGGCGCTCCCTTTTACGAAGGTGACTTCAAGCGTCCCGCTGGAGAGTGCCGCCGAAATGCTCCATCCTCCAAGCTTGCCGGCCCCAAATTTGCTGGCGAAATGGCCATTGCCCATTGGCCGGTCGTAGCTGCTGATGATTGGTGCGGTGAATTCCTTAACAAGCCGGCTGCTCCCTCAGTCCCTCCCCTGGAAATTCAACAAGCGCCTGTTATTCCTAAACGTGCCTCTCGCACCGTCAAGAAGAAAGCATCATGAGCATCATTGGCATCGTCAAGCCCTTGAGCAAAGACACCAAGCGCATCCTGGAGCTGCGTAAAAAAGGTGTTTCTTATCAAATGATTGCAATTGCAGTGGGCCTCTCTCACGAGACCGTCCGTCGCGTCTGCAAGCAGCATCTTGACTGAGTTTCAGCAATGGATGGAGCAATCGCCTCAGCCATTACCCATCTTCCGCAAAGGCACGTCGGTGAAAGTGTTTATGGGAGCTGGCTGGCAAGCTGCTTCTGTGACCAATTCATCTCGCAAGCGATGCGAAGTGAAGCTCAAACAAGGCAACAAGACAGTCAACGTCTTTGACCGACGCAACATCAAACCTTCTTAAATCAATGGCTCATTGCTCATCTCTTGACATCAACGAGTATCAGCAGAAGGCTCGTTACACCGCCATCTATCCAGATGCTGGCAATCCGAATTCCAATGGAGCCAACATGGTCTATCCAACGCTTGGCCTTTGCGGCGAAGCTGGTGAAGTGGCCGAAAAGGTGAAGAAAGTCATTCGCGACAAAGGAGGCCAGTTTGACGATGACACTCGCCTGGCTATTTGTAAGGAACTTGGCGACGTACTTTGGTACGTGGCTCAAATTGCCTCTGAACTTAATCTCGATCTTTCCAATGTTGCTCAACAGAATCTGGACAAACTGGCAGATCGTGCGAAGCGCGGCAAGATTAAAGGCAATGGCGATGACCGCTAAGGTGTAATCACCTGCGTAGCAAATGTGTCAGCTCTTGAAGATCAATTCTTAGGACTATGGCAAGCCAAGTTTCCTTCAATCTCGCTAGAAAGGGAGTTTAGTGATGTCGAGGAATGGGAACGTGATTTCCAAGAGCGATACGCAAAATCTAAGCGCTCAAAGCGTTACCGAGCTGATTTCGCGCATCCAGCAAGCAAATGCATCATCGAAATTCAAGGCGGCACTTATATGCGCGGCCGGCATGTCAGCGGATCGGGCTACGAACGTGACGCACGTAAATTTAACTTGGCGATGCTGAGTGGTTGGAAAGTGTTCCTGCTCACTTCGACCACGGCCAAAGACTCCGCTTGGATTGAGATGATTGCTGCCTATGTTGCTTCTCAATCTGGTCAGCAGCTTCCTCCATTAGAGCCTCAGCAGTCTTGAGTTCATCATCTCTCAAGCTCATCGCTTGGCGGAGTTGGATGTTTTCCATCACAAGCGTTTGAACTGCCTCTTGCATGTTGCTCCAGCCTTGCAGCAAGTTCACGGAAATCTCTTTTAACTGCTCAATACTTGTGCAGTCTTCCAGAGCTTTCTTCTGGATTGAAAGAGAGAATTCACGCTCTAGGCTTCGTTCAAACGGCCCCATCTTCACCAAGCGTTTCCCACCATCGTAGTGAAGGATCACTGGAATGCTGTATTCCATTGCACTTTCTTTTTCATTCAGCGTAAACAGACAACACACTGACAAAGTGTTTTGGAGACGTGTGGAACCGGCCGAGAATCCCGAACAAAACAGGGTGGTTCTCCCTTCTGCTCGCTTTCAAAAGCCTAAGAAAAGTCGCGGCCACAAGTTAAAAGAAGGCGAGCGTGTTGTTTTGCTGTCATTGACGGCTGGTGGCTGGATTTATTCCGGATTCAAAGGCACGATACTTTCGATAACATCTTCTTCAGATTCGCTCGGCCGTTCTTGCCCCAGGGCAGTCGTCGAATGGGACGACGGGAATTCGCGTCCCTCTCATACCAGCACACACGCACTGTCTAGGCTTCGCCTCGATCAATGATGGATTTCTCTCCAGCACCCAACAAGAACTATGAAGAACAGCGCTTTGATCACTTGGCGGAATGCGTGGATGAATACCTTGGAGGAACAGGAAATGAAATGGGCATTGATTTCTTCATTCGCGATTTAAAGAAAGCTTGCCTCGATCTTTCTTCATATCACCGTAAAGTGCTGGATGACTGCACCACATTTGCGGACTACCTGCCGTGACTGACTTCTCCATCCATGATCCCCTTAACGATGGCATCAGCTCTCTACGGCTGCTTGACTACATGGGAAGTTCAATTGACATCGTTAACGATGCAAGGCAGAGCTTTGACACTGAAAGCCCAGAGTTCACCTCGCGGGATCAGAAGCTTCTCAATTACTTGGTCAAGCACAAGCACACCTCTCCTTTCCGAGGCGTCGTCTTTAAGTGGCAAGTAAAGGCTCCGCTGTTTGTTGCAAGACAATGGTGGAAGCATGTGATTGGCGGCACCTATGCCAACGACCAGCTCGGCTGGAATGAAAAGAGCTTCCGCTATTGCGTGGCTGATGACGAGCAGTTCTACATGCCCAATGTCTTCAGGGAGCAGAGCGAAAGCAACAAGCAAGCCTCTAAGGGGCCTTTAAGAGGCCGTGCTCAGGCTTTGGCTGAGGCTGCCTATGGAGACGCCCTGGAGGTGATGAAAGACGCTTACAAGACGCTCCTAGCTGCTGGCGTGAGCAAAGAGCAAGCTCGGGGCATTCTCCCCACTTGTCACTACACATCTTTCGTGTGGACTTGCAGCCTTCAGGCCCTGCTGCATTTTCTTAGTCTGCGCCTTCCCCCTGACTCTCAATGGGAAATCCGTGCCTATGCCGACCATCTGGCAGAGATTGCTGAGCCTATTGTTCCGGAAGCTTTCGACGCCTTCTACGCCAATGACAAGTCATTTTGATCCCCTTAAAAGGCTTCATCCAGTGCTGAATCGTCCATTCAGGCGAGGAGATCTCAGAGGCGATGGCTTTGTTTTCAATACTTACCAAAAAACAAAGATTGGTGCCAACGGCTTCTATAAAGAACAGTGGCTTTCTCCAGATGCCTTTCGCCGATACCAGACCTCTAGCAAGAAGGCAATAAAAGCATGTTATCGGCGACAGATAACAAACAGAAGAAAACTAATCGATCAAATCAAGCTAGATAGCGGGTGCTGTATATGTGGATACAATTCACACGCTGTTGCTCTTGATTTTGATCACTTGAACCCTGCAGAGAAAGATTTCACAATTGGAAATAAATACGCACATAAGCCATGGCAAACAATTCTTGACGAAATAGAGAAATGCAGAATACTATGTGCAAACTGCCATCGAGTGGAAACGCTCAAGCAACAAGTCTCCAGCATTTAACCAATGACCAACCCTGTCAACAAGCCTGATCACTACACGTTTGGTGGTATTGAAGCCGTAGAAGGCGTTGAAGCATCGATGAGCCAAGAGGCTTTTCATGGATGGCTTAAAGGAAACATCCTCACTTACGTTTGGCGCTACGAGCGCAAAAACGGACTGGAAGACTTGCAGAAAGCTCGCTGGAACCTGGATCGATTGATTGAGTCAATAGATTCAAAGGTGACTCCTGCTCAGTCTCAAGTGAGGATGGATCAAGGATGTCTTAGGGCATCGTTCTATGAACGGGCTAAGCAAACTGCCATTCCAGATTCTTGAGATCATCTAAAGAAAAAGGGCCACAGCGTGGCCCTTTCTTTTTGACTTTGAAATTGATTGCCTGCTGCACCACACGCTTGGCCGCCAGGAATTGCCAGTATTCATCCTGATGCGTACGGGCGTCAATGAACGAATTAGCAAACACCCAGGCCGTCAAGATCTCCTCCCTCTCAGGGGTCCAGAAAGGCTGCTGGCGCCACCATTCAAACACCGGCAAATCAGTTTTTTGCAGGTTGCAACGCTGGCAAGCTGGAGCCATGTTCCAGCGAGCAAAGTGCGGCCCTCCCTTGCTCTTGGGAATGATGTGGTCGATGGTCATCTGCCCATGCCATTGACCGCAATACGAGCAAGCCGCTTGTCCTAAAGGGCCTCTCAATGGGTAGTCAGAATAAATTGACTTTCTAAATAATCTTCGGGCATCAGATTTGCGTACTTCAATGAGGCTGTGGAGATAATCATCAGGCTCATAAGCAACAAACATGAAGTCCCTCTTCAGTTGTTGCTTTTATTTTATTCACTTTATTAAGGCTTCGACACCAGCGATTCGCGCATAGAATAAAGATTACAGGAGCATGGCATGTCCACCTGGAGAGAAAGTTTGACCAATTTCGTCGCAACAGTTACGGCTGGCATGCTGCTCTCTACTGGAGCTATGCTGATTGCCGTGAGCAATCAGCAAATTAAAGTGACAACGCAAGTTGAAAATATTGCTGAGAAGCTGGAAACCCTTACTGACAACGTTGGTGAGCTGGAAAGGCGCGTTCGTTCTTTGGAAACTGGCCGCTAGTCTGTATTCGACATTTGTCGGATATTGTCATGACTGCTGCAGAGTGGTTTTTTATTGGCGCCATCATTGTTGGTGCTGCTGAGCACATTATTGCCGTCAGCCCCCTCAAAGAGAACTCCACTGTTCAATTGGTACTTTCCATTCTTAAGCGCGTCTTCCCGAAAGTTAACCACTGATCATGGTCGCCAATAGCTGGAACGGCGTAAGCCTCTGCGCATCTCGCGTGGGGGCTAAATTTCCGCAGCTTGTTGCTGCGCAATGGGCATTGGAAAGTGGCTATGGAAAGCATTTTTCCGGCACTTGGAATGCCTTCGGATTGAAAGGCGCTGGATCAGTAAAGGAAACCAAGGAGTTCCTTGATGGTCAATGGGTGACAATCAAAGACGGTTTCATTGACTTCCCCACCCTTGAAGCTTCTATTGAATATCTAGTCTCTCGTTGGTACAAAGATTGGGGCGGATATAAAGGTGTGAACAATACGGCGTCCGAAGAGGAAGCTGCTCAAATGTTGCAAAGCGAGGGGTATGCCACTGATCCTGAATACCCTCAAAAACTCATTCGACTCATGAAGGAAAACACCAAGCGTCGCCCTATCAAGCTCACTAGCGCGGCTAAGTATTTCCGTGGAGAAAGTCATCAAATTGCAGCTTGGAACTACTTAGAAGATCGTCTCACTTCATCCGAGCTTGACGAATTTGCCCTCCTTTATCGATCAGGCCCTGATCCGCAAATACTCACCCCTAAAAATCCCTTAGACGTTCCTTACTTCAGCCAACGCGACAACTTGTCCGGAACTGGTTATAGGGAGTGTTTCAGCAGTTCCTGCGCGATGCTGGCAGCCTTCTATGGACGAGTGACCAGTGATGATGAGTACAACACTATCCGTCAACGCTATGGCGATACCACATCTAGCCATGCTCACGTTGAGGCTTTGCGCTCACTTGGACTAAAGACACGTTTCTCGACAGAAGTTACGGAAAAGATGCTTATTGATGAACTTAGAAACGGCAAGCCAGTGGCAGTTGGCTGGCTTCACCACGGCGCGTATAACGAGCCCACGGGCGGTGGACATTGGAGCGTAGTGATTGGTAACACGGACGAAGATTTCATTCACCATGACCCATTCGGCGAAGCTGATATGGTCAACGGCTCCTATCTCAATGCTGGTGGAGGTCAAAACGTGCGCTACAGCAAGCGTTGCTGGATTCCACGATGGAGAGTAGGCGGGTCCGGAGGTTGGGCCATCTTTGCTTCACCGTGACAAACATCGCCCTTGTCAATGCCTTGGCTTACGAGCTGGGGCTTTTGTTTCTTGATCGCTTTTCATCTCTTGCCTTCAATCCGTGGTTCAAGCGGATGATGGCTTATTGCAGAGCCGACTGGGCCGAATGGCGCACAAAGCGCGTAATGAAGGATGTCGACAGGCAAAGCAATAAAATCATTGAGCAATGGGCAGAAGACAGCCGCAATGCTCGTGCAAATAAATTGGCAAAGAAAGCGAAGGAAAAATTTCCTGGTGCCAAGGTCACTCCAGTGCCAGATGCTTTCTTTCCTTCCGTGATTATTGAAGAAGACGAAGAAGGGGCCACCTCATTAAGTGGCCCCATGCGCATCACTTGGCGTTTGGACGATTAAACCAGTTCTCGCCAGCCCAACAGCGCAGTGCCTTTCGTGGAAGTATCGGCTTCCATGGTGAGAAGCAGCACGTCTGAATTACCAGCACTGTCTACGCCAAGACTCAAAGCAAGGCCAGATTCAGGCTCAAAAGCAACTGCGCCACGGGTGCCTACAAGACCAGCAGCCACGACAGTGCCGCCACTGAACGTTGCAGCAGTGAGGGTCTCAACGTTGCCGCGTCCATTGTCAGCAGGAGCCCAGGTGCCGCTAGTGACCGTGGGATTGAGCACCAGTCGCCATTGAGCAACAGTGTTACCTTCAATCGTTGCGTCAATCTGAGCAGGCATGATCACATTGCCAAGTCGCCCAGAAGCCATGCGAATGCCGGCTACAGCTTGCTCTCCACTGATGTTGGTCACGCCAGAAGCGCCACGTCCCACGGTGTAAACAGGACCAGAAGGCTCATAGCCACCTTCGCTCATCACGCTGCTGCAAATCTGCTTCAATGAAGCCGCAGAAGCCAAGATCGCTGTGCTCTCCACGCGATAGGACAATGGAAGGATGGCAGTTGTGGAATAGACAGTCGTTCCGTTATTTGCATGATTGAATTCATGGCAATAATGAATTTCACCGTCAATCACAAAGCCAACACGCACTCGGCCACTGCCAAGCCATTCCATATCGGCAATGAAGATCTGCACCTTCGTTAGATCAAGCCCTTCAAACGTGTCGATGTTCCAAGAATCTTGGTTGACCACGTTCTCCACTACGCTGCCAGAGGCTTTGGAGCGAATGACAAATTGAGCTGTGGTTCCGTTTATGCGGAACATCACGCCATTTTCATCATCAAACAGGCCAATGTCTTGCTTGACGCCAGCAGCAGGAGCGGATGGGACAAAGCTTTGCAGCACCATCAAGCTCTTGCCCGGCTGATACGGGAAGCGCCGCTTGGTGCGGCGCAGTGCCACATTGCCAGACGCAGTGCCAATGCCAAGATCCAGGGCACTCTCATTCACTGAATAAGTGAACGTTACGCTGCCAGTGGCCTTCTCAAACCAAAGGTCTGTGCGCTTGGTATAACGCAGCGTTGAATCAAACAGCGTGAACGGTTCGCTAACGCGATTCCGTCCAAAAGCATCCACTTCACCACTGTCCGGACCACGCTTCAGGATGGCCCCGCGAAAATCAGCGGCGATAGCAGTTTCAAATTGTTCGCCGCCGCGCTTTACCTGTCCCATTGATCAACCCTGTGACTGTTCAGGCCACGCAGTGGCAACGTTTGGATTGGCTTGTCTCTGCTCAATCATCTCTCCAGTGTCAGGATCCTCTTCAAGCGTCACGATTTCTTGAGCACCAAATAGCAGCTCTTTGAATTGCTCGTTGCTTGTGCAGGCTGCAATTTCAGCTTCACGATCTCCGCAAATTGATCGCACTTGCTCCCTGTAAAGAAGCACGTCCGCAGGAATTGCTGCGTCTGTTTCCGCTTTGCGCACTACATACCAATCAGTTGGAGCTAGCAGCGTTTCGGCAATTTGTTTTTGCGTGGCAATCCACTGCGTTTTCAAGCCTGTCGTGAGAACTGGCTCTCCATTGTCATCAAGCTGAGGACTGCCTTCCTCATCGAAAGCAGGCTCATCGTTCAACTGCTTGGGAATCAGCTCACCATCATTGTCATATCCCCAATAAAAACGCTGATCCCAAGACGGGGGATTAGGGCGTTCTTCAATTCCAATTGCAGCTTTTTCCTCTGGCGACGACAATCGAAGCCAGTTAGCTGGATATTGAATGCCATCATGCGTGAATGGGCGATCATACGCAAGCGGCTTGCCGTCGAGAACCAACATGGGAGGATTTTAAGTCTTTGGATAGTTTAATTGATGGCTTGCGTTAGCTCACGTTCGCCAATACAGCAGCCGAAATACGCGTGGTGCTATCACAGTAATAAGCAAGAATGTCAGTAGCTGAAACCGTAATTGTTGGAGCAGTGCCGTCCTTAAATTTCCAATATGAGCCAAACGCCAAAGTATGACTTCCGCCATTGGTGATAACAATTACGCCGCTTTGACCTGCTGCAATGTTTGTAGGATTTGCAAGGGTTCTATTGCCGCCGATGTTTAAAGCAAAGTTGTTGCCAGCGCTGAAATCGGGCGTGATGGTAGCCCCATCGGTCAACGTGACAACCGTGCCTCTCTGAGCAGCAGAATAGCTTTGAGCCTCATTCAAGCGAGCAACAGTAGTATCAATATTTAAAGTGACATCAGCACTCAACGTTCCGCCGCCACTTAGACCACTTCCAGCTACAACTTGACGACTTGAAGTGACAATTTCTGAATAACGAGCCAGACGAGTGCCACCCGCTGTTGATCCATCATGAACACGAGCAGTGTTCAAAGAAGTGTCAACAGTGATTTCTCCAATAGCTCCTGTAAAAGAACTGTGCTCACTTGTTGTTCCGCGACGAAGTTGAACCTGCTTGGCCATATCAGTTACTCAGGAGACTTACAGAACTGCCCCAGTCCTCACTGGAAGCCACAGATTGTGTTATTAAACCATAGTCTACAGTGCCAGTTTCTAGCCCCCAGTCTTCTAAATAACTGGAGCCACTACTTCCACCGCCACCCGCAATGCTCACCCATTGACTACCATCCCACACTTTTAATGCGTTGGTGGTTGTGTCTAACCAGCCCTCGCCTAAAGCATGCCCAGACGAGCCGGCAGCGCTCGCATTAGGAGCGCTGCTTCCAACGTGAATAGGACCAACCTTTCTGATGTTTCCAGAGGCGTCTTCTAAAAAGACGCCAAAGCTGGACTGATGTAAAACCACCGCAGGTTCGCCCAGCGCTAGTTGAGCGGCAGTAGGCCGCTTTTGCAGAACGCTGGTTCTCTTGAACTGGATGGTTTCGCTCATACTCAGAAGGTGCCGCCGTCGATGGTCAGGCCGCTAAGAGTGACATTGATCAGTTTGCGAGCAGAAGTAATCACTTCAGTGTCGCCAATCTTTAAGCCACCAGTGGTGATGTTGATTGCTTGATTGAACGTCCAGCAATCAGTGGAGTCCACCCAGGTGATGGTCTTATCAGTGGTGCCTTTCAGCGTGATACCACCACCATCAGCTCCTGCATCAGTGGGAGAGGCAGTAGAGCCCAGTTCGATGTTCTTGTCATCGATGGTGACGGTGGTGCTATTAACACTGGTAACAGTGCCATTCACCGTGAGATCGCCGCCGACCGTCAGGTCATTGTTGATCGTCACGTCATCAGGCAAGCCAACAGTCAGCGTGCTGCTGCTGTTGCTCACTTCCACTTCGTTAGCAGTGCCCTGAACAGTCAGAGTGGTGCCATCAGAAACAGCACTGGAAGTGGTGCCGTCACTGACATTGAAACTGGTGCTAACACTGCCGCCCAGAGCAATGGCGCTGCCATTGATCGTGATACTGCTATTGGAAAGGCTGCTATTTGGGATGCTGGACAGCGATCCCACGCCAGTGGAATTGTTGTAGCTAAAGCCAGTAGAAGCGTCGCCAGAAATGGCGGCGCGTGCCCGTGCATCCGTGTAATAAAGATTGGTGCCTTCGCCAATGTCCGTAGTGCTAAACGTTGCACTACCACCCAGTGCAATGCTCGTCCCGTTAATGGTGACGTTGCTATTGGTCAGACTGGTGTTAGGAATGCTCGCCAGTGACAGAACGCCAGTGCCGTTGTTGTAAACAAGGCCAGTCGATGCATTGCCGGACAGCGCAGCTCTACTTCTTGCGTCGGTGTAGTACAGATTGGTGCTGCCTTCACCAATGTCATCAGTGTCAAGCGTCAGCGTGCCGCCCAGGGCGAGCGAGTTGCCGTTGATCGTGACACTGCTATTTGCCAGTCCACTGTTGGGAATGGCTTCACCAGCAATGGAGATGACAGATGTGGCATTTCCATTGCCATCATCGCCATAGCCGTAATACAGCTTCTTATCGCTTGCATTTTCGTTAAATGCAAGCTCACCACTCTTAAGTGAACTCGGACTTCCTGCAGCGCCACTACTGGCCCTGCGTTTAATTTTGATAGTTACGGCATCAGCCATCAGAATGCGCCTCCGACAATAGTGAGATGAGCGTCAAGGTGATCCTGAGGGACGTATATACTCCCATTCCAGACCAAGATTTTGCCTTCATCCGCTGATGTCAGCGAGGCGATTGCATCGGTGTCCAGAAAAACTGAACCAACAAAAGATGCTCCTTGTGGCCCTCGGGCAGACACTTCCAATGTTCGTGCAGCTTGCCGCTGCACCTCCACAGTGTTAGTTGTCTTGTTAACAACAGTTTGATTCTGTTGTTTTTCGATCACTGCCTGGTTTGTTGTGCCAGAAAGCACAACATTGGGAGAAGCTCCAGGAGTAATTGAAACTGACATTACGGTCTACCAGTGAGGCCAGGGTTAATAACAGCAACGCCTTCCAACAAGTAAAACTTAGTGTTGTCAGGCTCTGTTACTAATACATCGTACTGAGCGCTTCCGCTCATCGTCGCAGTAGTTGCCGATGGAATGGAAAGTGTGAATTGTCCAGATGCTTGTGCAGTCCAAGTGCTGGTGAAATCACAAAGCTTGGTGTTACCAAGACGGTTGTACACCATGCCAGCAACGGTGTAGCCCGTCATGTTGACGCTATTGCCACTGCTGTCTTTGTAATGAACAGGCAGCTCAAAAGTGGCCCCTTGATGAATTGTGATGTCGTACTTTGTCGGTTCTACCACAATTAGACCAGCGTTTCTTTAATGATAATCAGCCTTGTCCGCGCTTTAGTTTGCGTATGGAGAATTCTCGCCTTTAGCGGCCTTGCCCGCGCATAGGCTTTTTCCCCTTTCTGGCGGGACGTGAATGCTTCCCTTGCCCAATTGAAGTGGTTTTAGGCTTGCTTTCAATGTGAACATTGCCCATGAGGATGCAGGTGATGAATTGAGTTTAACGAGCAAGCCCGCCATTAGCCTGGAACGGGTTTTCAGCAAAGGCGGCGTAGATGTAGGTTTGAGTGTTGAGGTTCTTGCCGCTACCAGCACCTCTAATCTTGAAGCCGTTTGAAAGGATGTCTACACCTACGCCAGTGCCAAGGTTGTAACTACCTTCTGCATCAGACAGGTCTGCTGCAAGATTATTGTCCCTAGCTGTATCAATTATTTCCCAAAAGGTGTAATTATTGTCCGTACTACTACACTTAAAAATGATCCATCTCGGCCTAAACCCGGTAAACACAAACGGACCATCAGTAGATCCATTGCCGGTGTATGAACCAAATGCGCTATACCCTTCGACAGGTGCGAAGCAGTAACTAATACATTCCTGGCTACTGCCATACAAATAGTTTGAATTAAAATTAAACGTTGTTGATGTTGCAGCCGTGTTATTAAAAGCACTTGTATCAGTACCTACCGCCACAGTTGTATTAAGTCTCTGGTAATTAGCTGCAGGATTAGAATAAACATGACCTTGTGTCCACCAAATACCAGACCCAAGGGTTTTAGTGATCACAAATGATGGAACAGCATTAAGTCCATGTCCTACACTTCCACTACCAATGGTTGCTTTTACAATCGAGAACCCAGCACTTGGGTTGGCTCTTACTTGTGAAGTAATGCTGCCGTCGTTGTTAGTTACCGTCGATGTTCCGGCGTCCCATGCCCATGCTGCGTAGGTCGTGCCACTTTTATTTTGCTCATTTCCATCGTTTGTTATATCAAAACCATCACTTTCAAAATCTAATACAGTAAAATTACTTTCTGCAGCGGTCGAATTTGAGTTTAATTGTTTATCTCCACGAACAATATCTACAAGGCGATGCTGTAGCGTTTCGCTGCGACCTTTCAACCACACAAAGTCTGGACTAAAAGAATAATTAACAGACGTAGTGCCACCATTACCTGTATACAGCTTCGTATCAAAATATTTACTGCCATCCGCAATCGTTGGCTCAGGTAAGTTTGCGGTGTTTAATGACTTGTAGCCAGCCGGAGCTGCCGTATGGAAGGCACGTTGGCCAAAGTTAACGCTTACGTTTGTCAAACCATTCCTAAAAATTGGGAAGTATGTTCCTGCAGGAATAGAAGTAAAAGCAGTACCCGCAGATACTCCATCGTCATAATAAGTTAGCGTTCCATTGTCTGCATCAAAAGCACAGCCAACAACAGAGCCAGCAGCGAAAGAATGAAAACTACTTGCTGCGCTATTATTATATTTGTTAGCATTATCGACTGCGTAACTGTCAGACGCTTGGCCAGGGTACTGAGAACCGTTTGGCGTAGCCGCTACCCCAGTCATTGTCCCATTATCAGGGTATGTAGTCTCCCAGTAATACTTGCCGGAACTAATTCCGATCGTTCCGTAAAGTGATGAGTACGCAGTGAACCCATTCATGTCAAGATTGCCGTTGCTTAGCGTAGTCGTTGCAGCGGTAATTAAAGGATTCAACGTCGCATAGTTGCCAACAATTGATCCGCCGGGATCACCGCCACTCGATGCAGTGCCGTTGGTTGGGGAGTCTACGAGGGAGTCGATAGTAGCCCCAAGTGGATCACTGGCGCCGGGATTAACTAAGAGTTTGCCGTCAACCTCAATACCTTGAAAATAAGCATTTGATGCTCTCACTTCAATGGTAGTTAATGTAGTGTCGCCAGATAATTGAGAAGTAATATCAAGCGGAGCAAGAGAATTGGTTGAAGTCGGCCAACCAGTTATAGACCTATTATTAACAAGAATTTGATTAGCTCCAGAAACTGCTGCGCCATATACAACTACAGTTTTTCCGCTAATATCAAGTGCAGAACTTAGAGTAAGTACAGAGGCTGAGCCATTGTTACCCCATAAGTTACTGCCACTAATAGTACCACTGAACGCTTTGTTAGCTGTATATGTTGAATTTTCATTAGTAACACTAGAACTCCACGTCTGACTTTGATTCCAGTTGCTGCCTGCCGCAACTAAGTTATTAACAGTCCACGTATTGCTGTTGCCACTTGTGTCCGTACCAAGCGCAGCGTTGCTGCTGTTGTCCGCAAAGTCGAGGTGGAAGGAGTTATCAGCAATACCAGTAATACCTGAATCAATGAGATATTTTCCATTTAATTCAATAGCGTATAAGCCAATGAGATTGTTGCCATCAGTGCCAGTAATATTGATAGTTGAAAGAGAACTTACTCCAGTAATATTAGCGTGTGCAATTCCTGAAGATTGAAGCTGACTTGTGACATCAACACCATTTACTAAGACAGTTCCACCAGTTCCATAAACCTGGCAATATAAACGAAGAGAGGTAACAGGCAAAGCACTTGGAAGCGTAAATGTTGCTCCGCTATAGCTCTGCATATAATTAGCCGTCGAAACTACACCATTATGAACAGCAACAAACGAACCATAGTTAGCTGTTCCAGTCCATAATGAAGACCATGTTTGACTTTGGTTGAACCAGCCATACGTTCCAGTAAATAACTTCGGTTGCCATACTCCGTTGTCATCAGGAGCTCCAAAATCTGTTGGTGCTAATGCTTGACCATCGATTAGCTGATACTCAGCAAGGTAAATATTTGAAGCTGAACCAATATTACCACTTGAATCAATAGAAGCACCTATACAATGTAGTTGGTTATTGTTAACGCCAAACTGATGGTTTGGACCCGCGTCACTACCACCTCTAGAAATCTGTGCGCCGTTAACATACAACTTAACTCTATCTGCTGCAGTTGATAGCGTAGTATCTACAGAAATAACAAAGTGATACCATGCACTTGGATCTCTAAATACATCCGTTGTTTGAATATAGTATGTAGACCAGTCTGACATTTGAAAAGTGCCAACTGCAGTAAATCTTATGTCTAAATAATTTCCGCTAGCTCCACTACCGTAAGTAAAAAGTGGCCGATTTTCGATCGATGCGTTGTATGGGTCTTTAATCCAAAAACTTAAAGTCCACGTCCTGCGGTTGCCCGCAGCACTTGGGGTTCTAGTTAAATTCGCACTATCTGCACTATTAAACCGCAAGCTGCGGTCAATTTGATACGCCGCAGGCTCCGCAAGGGAAGCCATTAACAATGGATGCGCAGAGCCTGGAATGGTCATGAGAAACTATGCAACAAGAACAATGCTGGAATGATATTAGCTGACGTTAGTCAACAGTTGAGCCGTGATTTCGTTAGTGGTGTGAGCGTAATAAACAAGCAAATCAGCGGCACCACTGGTCGTCGTGTTACTAGGAGCAACACCGCCTGGGAATTGCCAATTGCCGCTATAAGTGACGCTATGCGTGCCATCTTGTTCAAAACGAATGGCACCACTCTGACCGCTCGCCACGTTCGTGGGGAAGTTCAAAGTAACTGTGCCAGACAAGGTCATCGTGAAGTTATTGGCAGCAGAGAAATCAGGCGTCACAACGCCACTTCCTGCCAGAGCAACAACTGCACCACGCTGTGCTTTTGTGAAGTTCTGAGCAGTGTCAAGCTCTGCATAACCGGCAATGCTCGACACGCCAGTAGCAGTCAACGTCGTAGCTTCCACTGGACCAGTGAACGTGGCGCCCGTCAGGGCTGCCACTCCAGACAAGTCCAAACGCGCTGCATCAATGGAAGAGCTGCCGCTATTAACAACCGTAATAACTTGATCAGAAGTTAGGTCTTGAGGGTTGCCGCTAGTAATTGCGCCCTTGATCGTAAGGGCGTCCATGTTGGCCAGTTTTGCATTATCAATTGCATCGTCTGCAATACTGGTGTCAGCAAGAACAGTGAAGACCAGTGCGGTTGAATCCAACGTTGGATTGTCCGCAATCTGCACAAACTGCTTGCTGGCGTTCGTGGAACCACTAAGAACGAAGGTGAAAGCACCTGCATCAATTTCAGCATTGCTGTTGAAATCGTCTGCCCTGGTAAAGACAGGGTTGACGCCAGTACCTGCAGCAGTGGTCAGCGTATAAATGCCGTTTTCAGACCCAGACGATTGGTCCTTGATCAGCACGCGAGTGTTCAGCGCTGTAATGTTTACGCCGTCAATGCTTGGCGTTCCCGTGCTGGTCAGCGTCAGCGTCTGAGAGCCGGTGGAATAAGTGCCAGTGAGGGCTGCATCAGTGGCGACGATAGCCGCCTCTTTCACCTGCAGGCCCTGAGCAACGCTGTCCACGTAGGACTTACTAGCAACGTCGTTCGACGAAATCGGATCGGCGACGTTGGTCAGGCGAACAGCGTTGAAGTTGACATTGTTCGATGCAGCATTCAGAACATTGTCAGCATTAACGTCAACGGCAATGTCGTTGGAGATGGTCGAGATGGCCACCTTATTGCTGCCAGCCCGAACGCCTTTCAGTTCACTGCGATATTCATTGCTGACCAGCGAGGCTTGACTGACAACGATGCTTTCGCCAACAGTGGCAACGTTCGCCACATATTTCAGGCCGCCCAGGTTCTGTAAGGCGTCTTGAGCAGTGGTGCCAGCAGTGCCACCCTGGCTAAGCGACAGCGCAGTGGTCATACCACTCAGTGCTGTGATGTCGCTGTTAACGCCAGCCTTTGCAGCACCGATGTTTGCACGAGCGCCAGAAGCAGTGGTTGCTGCTGTTCCGCCCTGAGCCAGCGCCAGAGGCGATGTGATCGACAGGTCGTTTATGCTGATCACAGAAGGGTCAACATCAATAGCAATGGAGTTGCCCGAATCGTCCAGGCTTACCGTCGCCTTGGTGCTACCTGCCTTGATCGGACGGAGCTGCAAACTTTGCGTGCCATCTCCAGCGTCAATAATTGACCCCAGCACGCCATAAGAAGTGCCGCTGGCTGACAAATTGACGCCAGTTGATACAGCCGTAGTGTTGACAGTCAGGTCAACACGGTTTCCAGAAGGATTATCTACGCCGCTCAGGGTGACACTGGCGCCAGGGATAAAGTTGATTTCCCGGCGCGTGCCGATATTGCCAGCTCCAGATCCGGATGAAACGATTGTTTGCTGAATAGTGCTGTCAGCAACAACTGAAATAGTAAGAGTATTGCCTGAATCGTCGTAAACAGCACTAATGCCATTCCCTGCCGTTACCAGCAGGTCGATCATGTCCTGAAGACTTTCCTTCAGATTGGCATAGCTAATTTTCTTCGTGACAGACAGCGACGGATTAGTCGTGTTGTCAACAATGACGAACACATCATCATTGTTAGGAGTGACCAGCGAAACAAGGTCAGTGATGAGTCTATTTTGGGCCATGGATTAGGAAGCTCCGCTGACTTTGATCGCCTTGAATACAGGAATTGTAGCGCTGTTGCTGCTTTCTCTCGACCAGAAAAACGGCCGGAGAGTAGAAGTGTTTGCCACTTGATAAGAATAGATATTTACGCCGTTTTTTTGGACTGTGACGGCTCCAGAAACGCCATCTCGCTTCACTTCAAAAGTATCGTCACTTTCTAGGTAGATAGGCCCTGTAGTTCCAATGATGTCAATCTCATTGCCCACACCAGCAAGAGCTGCTGTACGAGTTTCAGCAAGCATGATCTTGTCAGTTCCAGAAGGAATGACAAAGTACGTGGTGTTAAGTTGCAACGGATTGGGAACGGTTCCGCTCACAATGGCAACAGCATCTCCTGCTGCATAACCATGGGAAGTCACGTCGAAAGTATTGTCAACACTGCTCGTATTGCTTCCTGTGCGGTTTTTTACAACAGTTGCAATTGACTGCCCCGCTGCCGTCACATTTACAACCCCACCATTGTTGTAGTTTTCCGCAACGCTGATGGCGTAGACACCATAAGTTCCACCGTCGTCTTGCAGCTCAGAAGCTGCAGACCACGTTGATACGGACGAAATGTTGGCGCTAGTAGCGAGACCGATGGCCGTTGTCCCAACGGTGTTTCCGCTCACGCCCACGTCGAATTGATTGGGGCTGATCTTGAACGATAACGTCCCAACTCGTGGGTCTTGAGAAGGGTTCTGAAGGATTTGCGTGCCTAGACAAAATGAATAGGCACGATCTTCCGTTTCAGTGGGGAGACCACTAGATGTGAGATTGACGATTGAACTTCCTACTGCCATGCTTAACGCAGTCCGTAATTGAGGAACGCCCTCACTTCAGGCGCAGGACTCACTTCATTATATGTGTTTGTAGTCGACACGTTGTAGAGCCTCATCCACTCAGCATCTTTCTCATCCAAGGAAAGAGTGAGGAGAGAATCTGCAACACGACGCACTGCAAAAACGACAATACCTTGATCAATTGGACGAGCGCGACTGGCAACCGCGTTATCAATAACTAGGTCGTAATAGCCTGTTCCGTAGAAAGGAGCGCTGATGCCATCGCTGGCATAATCGTTATAAAGAGAGCCAGTGCGCGTTTCCGAAAGAGTGAGAGTTGTGTTGCTTGGAGCGCTTAACACATAGAAAGTGCGAGCGCCAATAACAAAGCGGAAGCCAGGCTCAAAAGTATGCTTTCGATCAGTAGTGAGGACTCCACCGGCACTGATGCTCAGAATTTGAATGTTTTCGTTGTTAACCGGGAAGTCAAACTTGCTGTCGTATTCAGTTGTGATGGCTTCTCTGACAAGATCGTAGATCTTCGTCAAATCAACTGATTCACCCCGGTTTGAAGGGAGGAAGAACGTACCAAGCTCTTTCCCTTCAACTACTTTCTTCAAAAGGAAGTTACCTTCAAGTGTGCCCATATCAGTCGCGACATAGGCGTCTTCAATAGCCAATGGCAACTCTTCTGGGCTTTCAGTAGTGAGCTGAAACACTTCGCTGGTTCCGTTGGGGCCTTGAAGCAAAGACTCCGCAAGGCCATATTCGCCGTCAGTGTCTGTCGGCAACGTGCCATTGAAATGGCCAACATTGTCGTCAAATGACTTGAAGACAGGATCACGAATGACCTTCAGCTCAGTCGGATAGTTTGACAACAGACGCAGCTCTTTCGGCAAGCCTTGCAGGCTATTGACAATACCTCCATCCGCAAAATCCTTGCTTCGGACGGCGAACAATGGGAAAGAATGAGCAGCTACACTTCCGCCGAGCAAAGGACCAATATCTCGACCGTTTGTTAGATCAGCTCCATAGATTTCAGCTTTTTCTGACTCGCCACCATCCACTTGAAGGCTCAGTCCATATTTGACGATGAACTGAGGCTCAACCAAGTAGCCAGTGTTCGTAATTTCAATAGTGAATGGCAGAACCGGCGTTCCCAGACTTGGGGCGTCCAGCGTGTCGGGGATGAGCATCTCATGCATCAACACCCAACGGCCACGAGGGATGCTCTGAACGGTCTCAGGGACATCCTTTGCTTCATCTACGACAAATGCATAGAAGCGTGCGGAAGAGGCGCCGTACCAGCCCCATTCCACGAGATACATGCAGTTCTTTTCAAGATCAAGCGTTGCGCCGCTGCCACCAGCGCCATCAAGCTTGTCGCCATTAAACGAACTGCGCGGAACAATTACTTCCTTGACCAGGCCGTCGCCAGAAGAACGACGATGGACCAGCATGAAATTATCACTGTCCCCATCAGCCTTGATGCGGAAGAAGAATCCATCTTGTGCATCTCCAATGCCCCATGTTTTCTCGCAAGCCGGAAGGTCGGCCTTGCTCATCTGAAGACAGACTGAAGCGCGAATTACGCGACCAGTTTGATACCGAAAACGCTTGCGAGTGGCAATGCGCACTCGCTGAAAACCGCCTTCTGATTTGGCTAGTTCAATCTTGATAGCACGACGATCTTCGTCGTGCCTGATGTAGCCGGTGGGAATTGGCGCGTAATTAGCACCAACATTCTCAAGCTGTGCCCACTTGGCACTTTCCTCTCCGTCCTCGCCAAGCTCGTTCAAGCCCTGCACTTCCGAGATGTAAATATCATCCCGATAGGCATAATCATCTGTGTAATTAAACAGACTCAGGCTTGGCTCAGCCTTGGCATTCCCAAGAATATCGGAACGATTCTCGCTTTCCTTTTCTTTGTGGATGACAATCGGAAGCTGGCCTTCCAGCAGCGGGAAGACCGTTGGAATTCCGCTGGCCATGACAGATTGGCCAATAGGAAATTGACCCGCTTGCTGAAGAACGGTGCCTTCATTAGCACCGCTCGTAACAACAACTTGTTTTTGACCTACTTCATGATCAAGCTGGTGGTAAGTAGCCATCCTTTAATCACCGTTCGCCCCATGTAAGGGAGCCATTCACTGTATTGCCGCTGTCAGCAATGCTTTCAGCAACCAGGGTCAGCACATCCCCTGCATCCCCATTCTCATTGGAAATGGGACGGGTGAGGAATTCACGGTTGTAGCGGAACACTTCTTGCAGGATAATGTTTTGCCCATCATCATCTCCAGAGAAGAAGGTGGCGATAGTGTTACCGCCAGTCAAGCCAGTAGCAGTGGTGTTGTATTCAATCGCAGAAAGTTGAGCCGTGGAAGTGAAGTTAGCCGTGTCATCAGCAGGATCAACAGTCACCCCGCTGACATTCAGTCCCGTGGGATTTTTGATCAAAGTAAACTTTGTTCGATACTCACTGGAAAGATTGAGCATCAACGGCACAACACGCATGATGTTGGTCTTGCTGTTGCCATCAGCATTGACGATGTTTTCTTTGCATCGAATGGTCAGCAGAGGACGACTGCTACCAGGATCAATGGAAGCAGCAGCGCCAGGCTGGCTAAAGATGTCGTACTTCGACGCATCACCACCATCGATCTCGGCCTTGGTGCCATAGATCTTCAGATAGACGGCCTGAGCAATGTTTCCATCTTTCGTGACGCGGAACGTCATCGGCAGATTGGGGTTGCCGAGGCTGGGGAACGGAATCCGGTCGCAAGTGTTGAGCTGGTGAATGGTCACCCAGCGAGCTTGCTTTGCGGTTTCGCCGTTAGCGAGGTTCTCGTCCTTCGGCACATAAGCCATCAGACGTGCAGCAGAACCGCCGTACCAGCCCATCTGAATGCGGAACATCGTCACGTTGGACAGGCTCAGCGTATGGATGCTGCTGCCTTGACCGTCCAGCTTGTCGCCGTTAAATGCGCTGCGAGGAACAATCTCTTCCATCACGGAAGGATTAGCAGGCAGCGTGCGATAGCGACTGCCGTTGTACAAGCTGCTGGCGTCGTTGATAGTGAAGTCGGTGGAGCCTACGGGAGCACCGTGGTTCTGCGGGCTTTCGCCAGAGTTCGTGCGACGAACGAAGAACAGATCGTTGCCCACCACGCGAATGATATAGCCGTTCTTGTCGTCCCAAATGCCAAATTCAAGGGTGGCATTGGTGTCCTTAAGCATGGACACACCAAAGCTCACGTCAGTGATACGGCCGGTCTGATAAGGGAACACCAGACGGCTCTGCATTTGAGCGGTGGTTGCGTTGGTTGCATTGGTGTTAACCAGCAACTGAGCGCCGCTTTCAAGCGGCAGGTGCGTGACCGTGGAATAGTCAGGAGTGCCGGTGTCGTCAGCAGTGATTTTCCAAGCCTTCGGATCGATGGCGAGGATGTTCGTAGAGTCCCAAAGCTGCAGGCTGCTCTGCACCCGAGGGTTGCCGAGCAGGTCATCATGCACCTCGCTAGGAGCACTTAAGTTGTCAAGAATCGGAACAGGAGACTGGTCGCTAGCAATCGCAACTGGCAGCGACTTGGCCATTGTGGCCTGACCGGCAGCAATAGGCTCTGAGCGGCCAACTGTTACTACCTGTTTACCTTCTTCAATGTCAGGCATTGTTCCTTAGATCGAGGTGATGCGAGGCTTAACTTGCAGCGTGCCCAGTACAATCGTATCTTCCTTGAGTACGCTGAGCGTACCGCCAGTTGCGTCAGAGTTGTAATTGGGAGTGCCGCCACTACCAGGCACAATCTCAAACACCGTGTTTGAAATAATGCTCAACGTATTGGTTGTATAAGTGGTATTGTAGCCGCTAACTGTTGTGCCAGCGATACGAACAATATCGTTGGAAGTGAGATTATGGTTGCCGCTAGTAGTAAAACGAATTCGATTAGTCCCAAGACCGGGATCAATGACCGTCCCAGAAGTAACGGAAGCAATGCCACTTCCTTCTGAAATGTAATAAAGCTCTTTCAAGTCCCACAAGAACTTGGCAGAAGCATCGCCTGGGTCAGCGGCCTGGCGGCCAACGTCATATTCAAGGTTTCGCTCTGAATAACCAAGGCTAATGTTGCGAGCTAAATCTTCGGTTTGAGAAGAGGTGAGGGCAAGCTTTAGATGGCCTGTAGTGTCAAGCTTCGTAATGCCAAACGAATCGACGACGGTCGACGCTCCAAACGTTTCCTTGATCTGTGCAATCAAGGAAGAGCCTGAAAAATCGCGAGCGGTGCCAATGGGCTTCTGAAAAGCGAGATACAACTCGTCAAAGCTGTCACCCTCGCGAACTGTAACGTCAATACTTTCCATTAGCCGTCAATCAGTCTGTCGAGGTTTGCAATCATTTCTTGACGCAAGGAAGAAGTGCTACGGCGAGGCTGCTTCAGCTCTTCGATGCGATTAAGAAGTTCTTGTTTCTCAATTTTAAGCCTATCAATCTCTGCATGCAGATTGGAGAAATGCGTGCTTAAGCCAATGCTTTCTTCCGCTTGCTTTTTTAATTGCTCATTCTCGTTCGCAAGTACAGCGATTTCTTTCCTGGTTTGTCGAAGAATCACCTGAGCATCAGCCGGCATCACTTGTTTTTCCACCACTTCTGTCCGCACTGCGGGAACTTCAGCCTCCATCAATTTGCGCTGCAGGCCGCTCACTTCAGACTGGAGGGAAGCCAGCTTGCCCGCTGATGATGCTGCCCGAGACTCAGCATGAGTCAACTTGAGCATTAGATGAGCTTTTTTCTCTTCTAAAACATGCACTTGCTCTTGAGCCTTTTGGGCCTCTGCTCGCCACATGGCATTATCAGCCGCAGAAGTCCTGCCCTCGCGAGAAGAGCGCCTCGCACCCCTCACTTGATCCAGAGAAATCTCTTCAGCATTGGGAACCATCCAGCGCTCGCTATAGCTGATCGGTCCCACGTCAAACTTGTCTTTCCATCCAGCGAAAAAGACTGTCGTGCCAGTGTTAAACGGCACTTCGATGTCCACTTCACCATCCGCAATCTTGAAAGACATCTCCTTAGACGCTCCAATGAACGGCGTGGACGGCTTCAAATAAAGCCGTCCGTTCAATGGACCATCAGTCCCATAAAGCTTGCCAATAACACGAGTCATAATCAGACCTCCCGATAGGTGACCATTACGGAGTAATCACCACCGGAAGAAACCACTGCGTTCAGTTTTTCGCCAGCAGCAGTTTCAAACAGGCCAAGTTCATTGGAAATGGTCAGATTGCCAGAAGCGACGATGGGAAAAGTTGGAGTGAGATCAGTTGTTCCACCACTCTGCAACTGCACCGTGCAACCGCTGATTGCACTGATCACCAAACTTGTAACGCGAATAGCTTTATCCGTCACTCCACTCACAACGTCAGCATTGGCGGTGCCCGATGCAAAGGCACTTTTCATCGACCGCGTTAGCAGGTCGTGCTGCATGATGTAAGGAGTGCTGGTCGTCCCTTGGCCATCGGCCTGAACATAGGCGGAGTTGCCTGCAGCATCTAGTCCGAAAAGGGCCATGACTTAAATAATCAAGAAAAGAAGGCGTTGTGTTCTTAAAGAGCGACCATCAGGAAGCATTGCAACATTCGCTGAAGAAAAGTCAAACCTCAAGGGAGATGCGACCAGTGTATCGCTCTCTGCATAGGAAGATTGCCTGTCATCCAAGCCGATTGTAGCAATGCGAATTTTATAAGAAGTGGAGATTCTGTATTCATCAGTTGGCAAGGGCATGTATGTATCTGTTGTCGTGCCCAGGTCAACTGTTCTCTGATCCTCCTGCTTAAACATCTGCACCTTGAAGCTTTTAATGGCTGGATGCCGGTGCGGGTCTTGCCAACACAGCAGCGGATTTATGACATTCAAGATTGAATACGAACTATATTTAGGGGCCTCCCAACTTGCTTCCACTCTTGGCATTAGCTCGTCCTCAACACAATTGACCCTTTGAAAACTGTAGGAGCGACTTTCACGCCAGCAACGCTTTTAATTTGAGCATCGAAAAATGTATCAACATCAACGCTGTTGTATTTGTCTTCGTTATAAGCAGTTGCGTTAATGGTAACCGTGCCGTCCTCTAACTCCATGATGCCCATTACGCGATATTTACGAGGCTTAGCTCCTCCCACTTCTTTGACAATAAACAACTCCCCCGCTGCAGGAACTACGCCAAATCCGCTGGTTACGACAATTGCATTGCTCGCGATGGACTGAACAGTGTTGACGGGTTTTGTTTCCGTGCGAATCGTCACCTCGTAACTTTTTCCGCCGACAAATGCTGGCAACTTATCTACCTTTACATTGGTAGAAGTTGACCCTTCTTGAACAACGCCTGCGAAAACCTGAGCTGTTTTAGCTTCGTCCACCACTTCGATAATTTCACCAGGCATCATGAAGAAGCCTTGAGCTGTCACGCGAAAAGTAACCGTCTCTTTCTCGGTCAAATTCGTAACCAAAGCCCACCGTCCCATGCGCTGTGCTTGCCCCTGCGAAGTACATCCAAATGCCCTTACCTCCAGCTCTCTGTATCCATATAGATCAATTCCTCTTCTGTCTTCCACGTATTCAAGCTTTGTTCTATAACGATCGTCAGGGTCATTCCATGAAACCAGCGCAACCGTTTTCCTAGCTTTACGCCCTGTCCCCTCGTAAGAGAATGGAGGAGTTGTGACATTCCCATTGTCATCCACCTCTTGAATGACATTGGAAGCACTAAATTTCTTGACAACGCTTCCCGGCCTGTCTTGTGTTGGCACAACCGTGCCATTTGCGTAATACAACATACCCCTAAAGGCTGCAGCAATTGAATTCAGCACCTCATAAGCCTCTCCCCTGTTATTGATATAGCCATTAAAAGTAAAGCGAGGCTCTTTCCCTCCCCTTCCATCGTTCACTTCTTCGTCGCAATACTTTGCAATCTCGTACAGTGCAAACTTGTCAACTTGATCGGCATCAATAAATTGACCACAGCCGTACCTTTCGTTTGTAATTAAGTCATAAAACACCCAAGCTGGATTGTTGGAATATCTAGTTTTGAAGGCGCCATTCCAGGTGCCCACATAATTGCGTGTTCTCGTGTTGTAATTTTCTGGCACTTGAATTAGCAGCCCCTCCAAATCAACACTGAGTCTTGGGATTTGATTGAAACCTTCCGAGTCAAGAACTACACCTACCAAAGCCGTCCCTGGATATTTGAAACTTTCATCTAGTACGCCAACGATTGCCTTGAAGAAGAAGTCGCTAGCGTCCGTTGCGCTTTCTGCGTCGTCCGTTTCTCTAGTAACTCTTACTGTCCAAGGGCCTGTTCCACTTAAACCATATTTGTGTTCCGTGTCGAACGCGCTTCTCGTTTTGCCTTCAATTACTTCGTTTTGACTTGATATTTGAGTGCCGTTGTTGTCAAGGATGCGAATGTTGTATTTAACCTTGCTTCCAGAAATGTCTCCATTGTCATCGTCCACTTGGTACAGTGCGCCTACGCCTACTCGCACGATAACTTCATCAAGATTGACAGTAGAGGTTGTCACCGAAACTCCACCTCCTCTCTTTGTTACCTTCACACCAACGGTCTGTTCAATCAGTACATCCTTGAATCCCTTCAATGCGTCTTGGATTAACGTTCCATTTGTTGAGACAATGTCAACATTCCCGTCGAAATTTTTAACTCCATTCGGCTCTTCAATGGGAGTGTCATTTAAGTAAACGCTTTTCTCATCGGCTTCCGCAAAACCTTCGATTTCTCCTTCACACAATGCAATCAGCACACGAGCTGTGGCCTTACTAAATAGATCATCATCCTCTTCTTTTGGCTTGCGATCGCCACCGCTTTTTCCTCCGCCGCCACTACCTGACAGCTCTAAACGCTTGTTCTCGTCATCAAAATCAGGCATGATCAAGAGTTAATCTGCTCAGTGCTAATAGCGGAGGAAACAACTAAAGGCGCTTGGCAAAGGAATCGTCCATACAACAATGGGATTGGGTAGCCCTGTGTTGTAAGCTCAGCGGCTCTGTCAAACATAAAGCTCTCCCCTTTAGCGCTGTCTCCACCGGGAGGCTCCACTGGAGGAGCAAGTAAGGACGAGATGCCGCCCAAAACCAAGCTCACGCCCAGTCCAAACATCAGAGAGCCCATAGTCGTGAATGCCATTGTTCCGCCCAAAATACCCTGGCCAGCAGCAACCGCTGAAAAGGCGTTAATACCAGGAATAAACATCATGCCAATTAACGCGGCTCCTAAAAGAATTCTCCCGGCACCGCCACCAGATCCAGCGAGAATAGGAGCAATGATCAAGCGATCACAACTCATCATCACTTCTTCGTAATCCATGCCTTCTGGATCACTGGAAACTAGCTTGAAGCCCATGGCCTTCTCGTGAGCTGTGTATAGATATTCCTTAAAGCCTTCAATTTGATACGACAAGGCGCTGATCACTTCTTTTGCGTTTTTAACGTAAAACACATAGCTGCGACCAAACCGCCGCCCCAGCTCTCCTAGCAACTTCACCTCAACTCGTCTTTCAGCAGTCATCACAGCAAGCTCTCGTGTCGCAGGACTCTTGTGGTGTACTTAGACCAAGACTGGCCCCAGACAGTCTTTTCGGACTGCCTGTCCATTAGATGATGATAGAAGCAATTTTGCTCTGCCAAGAACACGCCAGCATGATTGGGTGATGGTGCAACAATGTTCATCAGCAGAAAGTCTCCAGTCTTCGCCGGCTTGTCAATCTCTACAAAGCCTTGAGAGGCGTAATTGTCCACAAACATCGTCCAACTACTGCTTTCCCATTCGCCTTCCTCGCCACGCTCAAAGTCATCAAGCTCAATCCCTAATTCGCGCTTGTAAAAATCACACATAAGGCTATAACAATCGTGAATACCATACGTCCAATCGCGTCCTATATAGGGCGCTTCCCCCGTTGGATCTGCATAACGAAAATTGCCCGTCTGTTTTGTAAATAAAAGCCAAGGTAAATTGCTATGTCTGCACACGTTTACATCATGCAAAGAAAACTTTTCGTTTCCATTGATGTGCGAATGATACACGCACTGAATTTCTCCTAATGCATCTACTCGCGCATAATCTTCAGCCGCGATCAAAAATTCAACAGCAGGATTGTCAGCTCTATTTTCGCAAGGAAATATCTCATCATTGATGACAAACCCACATGCCTCTTCGTCGCCCCTTATCAAGCAATCGTGAGCAACGGCCTTTTTAACTTTCTCGTCAATCATCTTGAAAGGTTTGCTCCAGGGAATCCACCAAACGGTAACTGCCTATCAAACCGAAGCTTGCAACTCGACACTTGTTTTCCGCAAACGTCCCCGTTATACAAGGAGCTGCCTGAAGACAAAGCCGCTGCTGCCGCTTGTGTTGCATCCCTTGCTGCAATAAATGCCGCTGACTTGGCGTCTTTTACTGCTTGAGCCGCGTTGAATTCAGCAGTAGCTGTCGCGCAAGCGGATGAATCAAGGCGATCCACTTGATACACAGGATATATTTCTGTGGTGGTTTTTGAACCTAGGCGATACTCCCCATCAGTAGTAAGTGTCACTTCTTGCCCTTCGTAAACAGCGAAAAACACATCTGTATTGCTGTTGAATTCGTTCGGGTTTACGGCAAAAGTCGCAGCGTTCTTGCTGCTTACGTCTACTTTCTCAACTAGCTGACGAATGTACTGTCCAGGCACAAACGCGCTCTGTTGCCATTTCTGCACAGCATAAAGCTCTCCAGTGCCATAACTGTTATAAGGAGTGGTCATTCTTTTGCTATCTCTCCTATAAGCGGTGCCATCTTGACTTGTGACGTTGTTACCTTCCCAGATGATCATCACGGTTTCATTGCCTTCCTGTCCATTGGTGAAATTAGGAAGTGCGAAGTACATATCACTTGCCTTGCTTTCTACAAAGCCGCCTTTAGTTTCAACGGAAGCTGTATTTGCCGAGCAGGCGTTGTCTTTTGCTGTCCGCTTAGTCGCCAAATCAGCCTGCGCTATGTTCAGTTCCCTCAACGCTATTTTGCGAACTTTCCGTGCGTCATTGTAAGCATCATCAAGAGCATCGCCCGTATTGGCAAGATCATTATTGAAAGCATCGGCTACGGGAGGCCCGTTATAACCACACTCTGCTCCCCTGTACTTCCAGACACAATAGTTTTGCGTAATAATTCTCTTTGGAAGCTGCAGTCCTTCAAGGTCAAGAGGACTCGCGAGTGCAAATGTGATAGACATGTTGTCTTCACGCACTTTTCTCTCGATATAGAAAATATCACTAGGAAAGTAGCTGTTTAGGTTTTCAGAAGATTGGCCAACAAGATGCTTGAACAGCGTCCTTCTGCGCACAATTCTCGCACCAATCAAATCGTCCAAATCTTCAATTAACTCAGACCATGCTCCGAAAATATTAGAAACAGTTAGTTCTGGAGTGGGGATTTGCCCTTTTGTCGTGCGCTCAAAGCTAGTCGCAGCAATGGGCAAAGGTTCATAGATGACGGTAAAAGTGCTGCTTACATCGTCATTTCTTCGCCATTTGATCTTGCTGCCATCCGGCAGCACTTGGTTCGTGAAAAAGTAGCGCTCTTGACTTGCTGTGTCTACTGCTTCAAGATCGCGCAGATCAAGCTCAAAAAGCTCGATAACGCTGTCGTAATAACCAAGTTTTACATCATCTTCAAGAGCCATGATCGATTAACTCCGAGAATCGTAAACACGTCGCACCGTGAACGAGATTCTATTACTGTTTGGCCCTAGTGTCTCCCAAGTCCACTGATTCGGTTCTAGGCGATATTTGTGAAGTGCAGTGTCTCTCGGAAATTGAGCATAAAAGAAATCGCCGTCTAGATCTTCAAAGAAATCGTCGTAAGAAGTGGCCTCCGCGTCAGTGATCGGCCTAGTTTTTAATGAGTAGGTGCGCATATCCGTCTGAATACCATCAGGCGTCACTTGCTCATAGCCATTTCCCAGTGAAAATCGACGCACACGCCGCGAACGAACAACCGACGTGCCATATTCAAAAACGCTCTCAGAAGTGGTGCCAGTAGCGCTAAATAAGGTAGGTTGTGCCATCTACTTATCTCCGAGAGGCGATCATGCCGCCAGGACGCATTTCCCGCATAATAACGTCTTTAACTGCACCCTCAATGCCTTTTGCTAGTTGATTTCCTTGTGATCCCTTAGTTGTGGAATCAGAGCTGCCGTCATTGTTGATGTTGACAACAACGCTGCTATTAACACCGCCGCCCATTCCTTTGCCCATCTCCACGGGGATCTTCTTGCCGTCAGGCAGCGGCACCACTGCTTCGTTGTAACGGCCTTCGCCAACAAGACCAAGCGTGGGGCCTTTGACAATACCGCCATTGGCAAATGGAGTGAAACCTCCCTGCCATACAGCGCCGTTAGCTGCTGTTTGACCAATAATTGACGCCAGAGGGCTGGCACTCTGAGTTGCTCCGGCTCCAGGGAACAAGGCGTTCATGAATTGCATCATTGCCCACTTGGCCAGCATCTGAGCAACCATGTCAGCAAACATCTTGGAGACATTGCTAAACAGATTGCCCATAGCGTCTCTGAAAGAAGATGCTCCAGTGATGATGCTGCTGAATGCTCCGCTCAGGTGCCCCTCAATACCTGAAGCGGCTTGCACTGCCATGCCCTCAACATCTTTCAAATCATCTTTAGCGCTGTTGACGTAATCCCTAATGCTGCCAGCAGGAGCGAATCCTTCCTTTTCTTTCCCTTGGAAACGAGCAAAAGCTGCGATTTGCTCTTCAGTTGGATTCAACTTTAAGAACGCCTCACGAGCTTCAACTTGCCCTTGCAGGAACTGCTCAGTCTCGGCTTCCCTCGCTGACATCTCGCCGGAAGCAACCTTCGCTTCCAAAAGGGTGTTTTTAATTTGCTTGCGACGCTCTGTCTCTTCCGTAAAGCCTTGCGCAAGCCTCTTGCCGTTTTCAATAGCAAATGTTGCCTCATCAATGGCAAGTTGATTTGCAGCTTTCTCTAATGCGATCTTCTTCTCAGTGGTGAGCATGTCGCGCTCATTGATCTGCGCCACGTCCAGGGCATATTGAGTACGCATGAGCTGCAGCTCATTGCCAGTGTTGTCTTGACGGGCAATAGCAAGCTTGATGCGCATCACTTCACGCTCAGCAGCAGCAACGCCTAAGGCCATGTCCTTGCGCTTATTTCCGGCACCGCCGCCACCAGTGGTCTTTGGCACTGGAGTGGTGCTCAGGCCGGCACCCTCTCCTCCGAAGGTGTAGCTCTTGTCGCCCTTGACAGATCCAGTGGTGCGATCAACCGCTAGCTGAGTGGGATCTTCGCCAGCAGTAACAGCGTCTGCAAGGGCCTTCTCTCGATTTTTCTGCAGACCCTTGATTTGATGCTTGAGTGAATCTTCCGCTGCTTTTCTTTGGAATGGATTAACGATAAATTGATCGCTTTCTTTTTTTTGCGTCTTGACTGTAAGTTCTTGCTGTTTGGCCACGATTTGAGCCTCTAAGCCAACAGCCTTGGCCGTGTATTCACCAGCGCTCTTCAGTCCAAACATCTCACGCATGCCGTCAATCACTGGAGCCAAGAATCCAGCAATTTGATTCATCAAGTCGGCGACAAATCTGCCAAAGTCAGCAAGGCGACGGATGACAATTTGAAGGTCACGAACAAACGTATCGATGCCTTCTTTGTTGTTTTTAACGAAGTCACTGAGGCCGCCCATCATGTCGGCAAACACCTGCTGAACTTCCGAACCCAGGGGTGCAAATGCTTCGCCTACATCACGATTGAGCTGATCCATCGCGATGGCAGCACGACGAGCCGCATACTCAGGCGCAGTCGCCATCTTGTCGGCAAACTCTTCGTAATCCTCAAAGTTCTGCTTCGCAAAGTTGACGAACTGCTCTACGCCAACTTCGCCCTTCTGCAGTGCTTTCTGCAGCTCAGCCATGCTCATCTTGTTCGCCTTAGCGAACTTGACCACGGCTCCTGGAAAACGCTCCCCGAGTTGGCCTCTCAGCTCCTCGGCCTGCACAGTGCCCTTGGAGAAGATTTGAACAACGGCCCGCATTGCGCCGTCAATGTCTTCCATTGAGCCGCCAGTTGCAGCCACTGCCAGGGCCGTACCTTCCAGAATCTCCTGCGTATCTTTTGCAGACATTCCGAACTGCTTGGTGTTAACGCGGAGCTGAGCAAAGTGTTTGTAAGTCTTCTCCAACGGCATTAACAGCCGCTTGCTACTTTCCTCTACAAGCTGGTTGGAATTGGCAAAATCAGCAGCATCAACAGAAGCCATGGCTAAGCCACGCTTCATCCGCTCAACAGCGTTAAAAGCCTCAACAGACCTTGCTGCCATCGCGCCAAGCTGATCTGCAGCTTGACCCACGCCAGCACCAACAAAGCCGCCCATCGGGCCGGCAATTGCCATGCCGATGCCGCTGCCAATCATGGCGCCAGGACCGCCGCCAGCCAGAGCTGAAGCACCTAAGCCGGCTGCGCCACGACCAAGCGCTCCTGCAGCACCTTTGGCCATTCCCATGGCTCTTGCAGTGCGAGGAATGCGCTTTTTCTCCATGCGCGTCATCGCCTCTTCAGACTGACGCAGGTTTCGCTGGAGACGTTTCCAAGCTTCTGTATCAGGCTTGATACGAGCAGCCTTATCTTTCAGCGAATCAATCTTGATTTCCAGTGCTCGCATTGAGCCTGGATCGATCAAAGGTCCGCTACGACGAGCGCCTACAAAGGCGCGGTTTGCTGGACTACCAGCTTGTCCAACTGTCCCACGAATGGGGCTTGCTACATCAGGAATGGCGCCCCTGGCGCCCATTCCCATGCGGAAATTAGCAATCGCCCGCTGCTGTGCTTCTCCAGCTTTCTTGTAAGCACGCGCAAGACTCTCGACGCTTTTCTGCGTCTCGTACATCTCACGACGCTGATTCTTGACAGCGTTCGTGACCGATTTAAGGTCTTTCTCAAAGCTATATAGCTTCTCGCCAGCTTTGATAAAGTCTTTTGTTCCTTCTTCTGCTTCGTGAAATCTCTTGCGAAGCTCAGCTACCTCTTTCTTGAGCTGCGCAATAGTCTTACCGGCATTTCCGGTAACTTCAAACTTAATCCGCATTCCTGCATCAGCCATTCCTTACCTCAACTCCTTGGCTAACAGGGCGGATAAAACAGATTCAAGTTCTCTAATCGTAGCTTCAGTCCATGGGCGAGCAGATACGCTCTTGCCTCTCTGACCGCCACGAGTTTTAGGTGTGTAGCCATCATGCACATAAGCGGCATACACTTCTCCTCGACCACCAGTCCATTCAAAGACGGTGTAGTTCACCCCGTTTTCACGACGCTGGCTTCTTTTTAAGTTGCCAAGGTCAACGAGATCACGCGCTTGTCCCGGCGGAATGATTTGACCATTTCGCCTTATCGTCAACGTGTCCAAATTCCACATTTGACGGTCAAACTGGTCCTGAAAATCGTTCTCAGCCCAGTCCATAGCTTGCTTAAACACCCGTGCCGGCATCTCTCCAAGCTCTATAAGTTTGCGCGTTAAATTGTCCTGAATTGGCACGGCAGCAAGACAATTTGCTGCTTTTAATCTAGCAACAATGGCAGCATTCTAACTCTTAAGTTCTGCCGCCAACATTGCAACAATGGTTGGAGGAAGTTTCTGAGTGCGTAAAGCCCAGCGAACCACCTCTTCCGTTTCTGATGTGATTGACGTTGCAGAACGTGGTGTTTCAAAAGGCAGAAAGTCTGCAATCTTCGCCTTATTGCTAGCGCCGCCTCCCAAGGCGCTCAGTACAACCATGCCGAGTTTTGCAGTGGCAACACTATGGGAGTTAATGATTTGCTGCTGTTCGTTGTCCGCTGTCTTGATCAGCTTTTTCAGCAGCACAATCGGCACCTTCCCAAACCGCTCCGCATGAAACATCGGATCGGACAATGAGAGGGTGGCTACGCGGCAATAAACTTGATACCAGTCTGTGACGTTGTTAATTGCGTCGTCACAGGTGGCTTGCAGCCGCTCTAGGAAGCTTTCTTTGGGGCTTCAGTGTCTTCCTCCACTGGCTCTAGAGGCTCGTCTTCGGAAGCCATGAACTCTTCGATCAAAGCCAGCATTGCCTTGGGAAGCATGCGCGTGTCTTCATCGCTCCATTCATCAGTGGGTTCCCACTTCTTGTCCACCTTCACTTGACCACGATTGCGGAAGAACAGCGTCACCAGCTCTTCAAACTGCTCTCTTCCAGAAGGCATCAATGCCATCAGCTCATCAATCTCAGTTGCATACTGCTCAAAGATTTCAGAACGAGCTTCATTGGCCTGTTGAAGCACGTCAAAGGCTTTTTCTTCGGAGATTTCCTGCTCTTTCGCGATTTTCCGCGCCAAATCCACCGCTTTCAAGCTGAACGATGCTCGTTGACGAGCTTGCTCTTCTTTGGTCCAACCTTCCTCTGCAAGCCAGCTTCCAAACTTGCGCAAGCGCAGTTTGTCGCCAATCATCATGTAATCGGCCTTGCCGAGAAGGAAAAACTCCGAATACTTACTCATCTTGCCTAATTAGAGCAGAGAAAGTCTAGCGTTGGGCATTCGTGCGGAAGTAGTGGCATCCACCACTTTCGACGGCAAGCATGCAACCAACTGCTCTTTGTTCAGAGTGAATGTTACTTCAGACTTGCACCCTGGAAGAAAGCAAGCAAGACCAGCTTTCAAGAATGGGTGATCAGTCTTTGCATTGAACAACCAAACCTTCTTGCAGTCACTAACCAGCAGCTTCATCCAACGTAGAAAATGTCGGCATCAGGAATAAGCACTCGACATTGTCCATACACAGTATCGCTTTCAGCTCTGAAAATGTATTCAGCATCAGGGAAGCGCTTCTTAAGCTTCTGAATGCCCTCTCTAAGGCTCGCAGAGGCCGGCTGGTAATCAGTCATGATCACCGTCCAAGTTTGCCGATCAAGCCCCGTACCGACGCATGCACGAGGGTTTGGCGTGGGGAATTCTTGGATGACAACTTCCAGGCCCTGTACTTTCCAATCTTTGGGCACGCCATACTGGCCGTCCACATAAAACGCTGGAAGCGTAGTGTTGTTTGGAAGCGTATAAGTGCCGACCACGCTGGTCAAAACAGCTTCTACTTCCTCTCGCAGTTGTTTGACGTTCATAACAATAAAATAGCCCCCTTGCGGGGGCTAAAACGAAACAACGATGTATTCGTCGATCAGGAGTTAGGTTCGGTCGGGATCTTGGAAGTGCCGGAGATCGTGATAGCACCAGCACCAACAGTGCCACGGCTCATCAGATCAAAGGTCACTTCAACAAGGTTGTCAGCAGGATAGCTCTCGCTGTAGTTCATCACGCGAGCGGAGAACATGGTGGCGTCATAGCTGAAGCTGCCGCCAATCAGCTTGTACACCTCAACGAACACTTCAGCATCCTTGTCGTTACGAGAAAGCAGGATGGTGTTCAGAGCTTCGTCAACACCAGCATTTTGAACACTGGTGCCGTCAAGGTCTTTCTGGAAGTAGGTGGTAATCGAAGCTTGAGCGCGAGTGGTGGTCACCACGCTGTCAGCAAAACCACCATTGCCCAGCAGGTAGTATTCCTGCTCAGCGTCGTTAATAGCAACGGA